TATTACCTTGCGAATTTCTTGCGTATACAATACTTGTTGATGAGAAATTTAAAATAACATTATCAGCAGAAAGGTATAACAGAGAGTCAGTTGGATCGTAATCAACAACTCTTGCTCTTACTGTTTTATTCCCATTCACTGCATCGATTTGATATATTTCCGAATTTACCAAATCGTCAATTGTTCCTGAAGATATATTGTATATTTTAATTTTAAATACTTTGTTCCAAACACCAGCATCTAATTTTAATACATCAACTTTTGGTAAATATATCTCTACTTCTTCTCCGTATAATATTCTAAAGAAAGATTTTACAGAATCAATAGAACCTTTAGAATTATAAAACTCTACAATATTCTTTAAAACAAATTTCTTATCTGCTCTAACAACTTGCGGGAAGTCTGGAAGAAACAATGTATAGAATGTTGTTAGTACATTGTCATCAGTCTGTTCATCAATATCGTTATAGGAGTCTAAATTTCTAATAACATCTAGAGCCTTATTATCTTGCTCTAGATACTCATAGTATTTTTGTAAGAATGTTATGAACTTGGCATAGTCTGAACGAATAAATTCAGGTGCTTGATAATTAACAACAATTGATGGATTTGGTTTTAATGTAGACATGTTTATCTAATCAGCGATTTTCTTGTGTCGATATTTCCTGTTACTGTTATGTCAGTATCCAAGATTGTTAAAATTTGATTTCTTACTGAATGAATATCTTGCGATACAGGCTCCGCATATATCTTACAATTATCTGTTAATAAAGATAAAGCAACTGTTGGGATATCAATTTTTCCTGTTCTATAATCTACTGAACCAAATACTTGGTTATCGATAATCTTTCTTGAGTTCTCGTAGTGGAATCTTCTTATGTTACCATTACCATCATCATCTAGATAATAATTAACAGAATCATTAAACAATCTAAACGCAGTGCTATTGATTTTTCTAATTGGGTTTACAAACTGAATTGTATAATTTGCTGGATTTTCTGTGTTTATTTTTAAAATTTTATACAACTGAATATCGGTGTTGTTGTTCAAGATGGCTTTACTTGTATAGTCAATATCTCTAGTAAACTTACTCTTTCTAAACACAGCATCAAAATTATCTAACTCTGAATCTTTCAGAGAAACGATTGTTGCTCTTATGTTCGATTCTAAATTAGCAGTAGCTTGGGTTGTCTTTGATGGATCATAATAGAAATTGGTATTGATTACCATATACAAATATTCTGGATCAACGAACTCTGGAGAAATGCCAACAACATTTTTCTTGTTTAGAATTCTTGTCAGTTCAGTCTTCAGTTCGTTTGAGAGCGTAGTTCCATTTGTTGGCTTTGCGCTAATGAACACCTTACCATAGATTGGTGGAATGTTCTCATCACCACCCCATGTTGAACACGCATCAATTTCTGAATATTCTGCAAGAATGATGTTCTTATAATCTTCTGCTGTAACAGCACGATTTTGTGTAGTGAAAAACTTTGTAGCATTAGATCTAATTGATTCTGTAGTTTCTTGAACCTTACCACCAGAAGCTCTTTGTACTAAAGTTATGGCTGCTGAAGAAACAGTAAATCCTCCAGTACTGTCTAACGTAAATGATGTTGCGTTATTTGCTAAACTTCCATTTGTTTTTAAGTACTGAATATTTACAATATTACCATCACTCAACTTCTTACCAATAACGTCATCACCAAATATCAACTTATATTGATTGTTTCTTGTTACCTCTAAAAAGTAAACTGTATCTGTAGCTGATACATTAATGAATTCATCGGATTTCGTATAGGTTGTTCTTGTCGCATCAACGGAACTGTTTTGAATTTCAACAGTTAATGTTGTTGTATCAATATCTGCATTTGGTACCAAGAATACATTTTGCGAATTGCTAACAGGATATCGATACGATAACGGAGTGCCTTCAACAAGTTCAATATTGTCAAAATAAAATGTATTTGTTGCAACTGGAGATTTTAATACGTTACTTAAATTATAAAATGTGTAGTCAACCCCATCAATCGTTGTTACAAATGGTGTAAACTTTGGTAGCAATAAAGATTGTGGACTTCCACTAGTAGTAACGCTAAGATTAATTTTTGCTCTTGCAGATTTAGCCGATGTTGGTGTATAACCAAAATGTTTAGCTAGGGAAATAACAGAGGCACGTTTTGAAGCACTATCTAAAAACATTTCGTTTGCGACGAAGTTTGCATACAACGCATTATAGTGTGTATTATATGCTAACAGATCCAGTAAGGTGGCTAGTGCCGACCCCTCAAAATTGTAATCTGTGAATTCAGATTGCGAAGATAGAAAATCTTTTAAGTTCTGTTTAATTTCATCGAAATCTAGTTCCGTTGATCTTAATCTAGTTGAGTTGGCCATTACCTTGTTCTCTCTATAAGTATATCTAATTGTTGTGTGGATTGCAGACCAACAACTCTAAATTGGATTGATATGGTACATTCGTTGTTCGCATCTCTAAAGAAAATTTGAACATCATCAAGGGCAACTCTTGGTTCAAAGTTGCCAATAACATCAATGATCGCACGACGCATTGCGTTTACTGTAAGCGGAGACGCAAACTCAAACAATAAAGATCTAACTGGAGAACCAATCTCACTATGGAATGGTCTCTCATAATATTGAGTAAGAATCAAATTTCTTAGAGATTGTTTTACAGCTTCAGCATCACGCTTAACTGCCAAATCTTCAGTGTTTGGGTGCGATGAAAATGCGAGATCGAAGTCTCGAAATATTTGAGTAGTTCTGTTAATTGTAGCCATATTTGTTATTTATTCGTTTTATCATGCAGGTCCACCAATATCACCCCCACCACCAATATCACCCCCACCACCAAATCCACCACCACCAGAATCGTTAGCAACGGCTGCGTTGGTAGCTGCTTGTTCTGCTAAAGCTGCTTCCACTGCAGCAATTTCTGCTTGTGCATCTGCTAAAGTTATAACATCTTGCACAATTGTAAATAATTCTTGAACTGTCTTTGCTGGTATTCCAGTAGCATTAACAATCTGCGAAACTTTTGCTTTAACATAATCATTTAAGTTCGGTATTTTAACCAATTCAGATGGTGCGTTTTTATAGTCTGTGAAAACCAAATCAAACAATTCTTTTGCAGAATATTTGTTTGTAAACTCTCTTTTCGCATCATCTAAATCTTTAATCGACATGAATTAACCACAATTAACAGAAGATCCGCCACTAACTGGGTGACCACACAACGTAGAGTCACCCACTCTAGCAACAGGCAAACCACCCGCAAACACTGTAGAACTGCCTGAAGTAATTTTTGAATTGGTGTGTGGTGCTTTGCCATGTGGTGCAATTGAACTACCAACAAGAGCAACAGAGCGACCAGCAACTTTTACTGTACTAGATCCATTCAATACCACCCCACCACCTGCCGATGAAGAACCAACTAATGCTATGCTTGCCATACCTATTCCTTATGCTAACAGTTTAAATCCTTGACCAACAGTGTTGTGTTGGTTCATTGTAAACTTCTGGCTTCTATTTTTACCTTGTGGGTTGTAAGATATGTGAATCCAAACAATCTTATCATTGCCTTTCTGATCAAATTCTAAAATTAGCTGATCGTGTGGAACACTTGCTGCAATTTGTTGAACTAAATCGTAATGTTTCTTTCTATCTGTTGGCGTTTTTGCCAAAACAATATCAACAGCCTGTCCCACAATGTGTTGAGAAGATGGGGATTCTTTGTCAACATATCCAAGCTGGCGTTGTCCAGAAGTAACTAACAAGTCGCTCTTCGGAACAATTCTAATTAATGCTTCCATTACATTTTCAGCATGGGCTTTTAAATTACAAACAATATCTGCTTTCTTCAATCCTCTTTCAGGAACATCAACAAGTTTATGTGGAGATCTGGCAACACAAATATATCCCTTACCACCACCTGGAAGATAATCAGCAAGATAGAAATTAGCAGATAATTTAGTATTCAGTGGGAACTCTGTCATTTCTTTGAAAGTATCACAGCTAACAAGTTTACCATCTGGTGGGACTGCCTCAACAACAGTAGATTCTGTAGTTTTCGGTGGTCTGCTTGCTGCTGGTGGGTTTGAATTTTGACCAAGTTCTTTCTGACGTTTTATATAATCGGAAGGATCACCTTCGTCTGGTGTTTCAAAATACTGCGCACCAGCAGAGAATCTTGGAGGTGTTGTTAGATGCTCGAATTTAGCATTTACTGGATCCTCTTTACCTTCTGGTTTTTCTAATGCAGTTACTTCTGGTTCACCAGCTTCTTCTGCCCCGACTGCTTGGAAGACATCTATTGGAGGTGCTGCGCCAAAACCACCACTGTTTAAGTTTATTATTGAACCACCAAGATTTAGGTTACCACCACTAAAGATATCAAATCTTCCTGATGATCTTTGCGCAACAGCTGATCCTCTTAAATTTAATGTTGAACTGGCACGTACATTAATATTTCCTTCTGAAAAAATACTCATTACTGCTGTAGAAGTTATGTTTACTTCATCTTTAGACAGCAGGTTAGTAGAAAAATCTGATTGTAAAAACAAATTACCTTTAGCATAATTATGCAGGTTACCGACTGATGTTATGTAAAGATTATTATTACTGTATAGATTCAGATTTCCTTGTGTTACCAAGTATGAATCCACTTCTACGTTTACCGTCAGATCTTCGTTTGTCTTAATATTGAGGTTTTTACATTCAATGTTTAAATCTTCTGCTACTGCAAGATCCATCTTACCAGAAACACGCATATCTACATCATTCTTACAATATATTTTAGCGTTTCCTGTCACTTCAATATTCGCATCACTTCTAAACATAATGTTGGTTGATCCATCAACTGTTAAGTTGTGCGCACCTTTGATGTAGACATAACCATTTCTGTCAATAATTTGATAACCATCTCCAACAATTTTATTTACTTGTGATCCGTTGCAATCTATTTCAGTAAACGTGCCCTTTGTGTGGTAGAGATGTATCCTCTCATTATTTGGAGTATCATCAAACTCTTGAACATGTCCAGACTCAGATTGATAAACGTGATTAAACGGATAACGTGCATTATATGGCGACTTTGGTTGATTCCAAGTTGCTTTAGTAATCGCAGTTGGAACCTTCTCAGATTTTGTTGCATCTTTCAATTCAACGATTGTTTTCTTTAGATTATCGTGACGAGCAAGACGATTGGTGTCTGGTTCATTTAAGTGGTCTTTGAGTGGATACACACCAGAAGCATCTTGAAATCCAAAAATAACTTCGTTGGCTGTGCCAGTACTTGGTGTACCATCAGCTTTAGTTTCTCCAATTGGAACTGCGTCGGGATCAACACCCTTTGGTACGGTTTGTGGTAATGTTTTTGGTTGATCGCCTTCTTGTGAAGCGTAACCATTCTTATATAGATCGGTAGTTGTGTTGCCGTAACCATCTTGAATATCTTGATTGTTAACCAGAGCTAATGCTCGCTTAGCACCATCAGGATGAGATGCTTGTAAGTAACCTGTTATTTTTTTTGGGTCAGTACTATCGGTAATAATATCTAATCGTTTCAACTCCTCATACTGGAAATTGGTCCACTCTTTCATAATGTTCTCTTGAACATCAGCATTACCCAAATAGTCAGAAAGGGATTTAACACCACCTCTACCTTCCCAAACTGAATCATCTGCTAACTTTTGATTAGAACAATCTTCAAGTTCACCATTAGAATTTAGAACTGGAGAAACATAACCAAGTTGTGTTAATGCTGGTCCAGACAATTGGTATTTACCAACACGACCCTCGGCACTTACAGCACCATAGTTCTGTCCACCAAGTTTACCTTTTGTTGAGAACTCTAATTCTCCTCCTGGCTCAGAGGTTGTTTCTAATCTGGCAACAGCAATCTTATATTTTTCAAATTGATCTTCTGTAAGAACACCAAGGAATTGTTCTGTTGGTACAGCATTAGTATTTCCAGTAGCAGCATTAACAACGTTTTTTATTAATGATTGAATGGTGCTCATTGAACCACCCATTAAATCCCATGCTGAATCTGATTTTGGTGGTTGTCCTGCGCTGTTAACACCTTCTGACTTTAACAGATAATCGTCACCATCATTAAGATAGTTTGTTCCAATTTTCGTATCTTGTGGAATACCACCAATGGTACCAAGCATAATTGGCTGTTGTTTTTCCTCATCGCGGAACATGATGATAACCCATGTTCCCTCAACTGGTCCAGTTGGGGAGTGACCAATACCATTCATCGCAGCTGATGTGACAGGTTGCATTGGGAAAGCCCAAGGCAACAATTCTGATGGTAAATCTTTCTTGTTTTCAGAATGTAAACCAACAACACGCACTTGGCATCTACCAAGACATGCTGGATCGTTTCTGTTTTCAACAACACCAGTATATAATATCATTCAGAACCTTCTTTTGTTAAATCAATAATTAGAGAATCTTTATAGATTGTCATATGTATTTCGTGCTTTTCTCTATTTAAGGTATGACATAGTGCGCCAATTAAATAGCGTCCAGAGAATGTTTTATCCATAATCTGTTCTTCTGTATCTTTAGCACCAATTGGTGTTGGTCTATAAAATACAACTTCAATAATATCACCAACGCATAAATTACTTCTTCCTGGAACAGTAATGTCAATACAGAAAGCATTTAGTTCAGCCATGTTCATTGCGTTTTTCAAATACCAATTTTTCATTCTATCGGTTTTGAAGTTACTAAAGTTTTCTAATGCTCTTGGTTGTGTGTCTAAGAAACCAAATGTCTTTGCTGGTATTGCTTTTGTTGAGAGAGGATATGGGTTCAAGTGATTATGTTTTGGAAACTCTTCTTGGTAATCAAGAGTTTGAATGTTGTATGTTTTTGTTAAAATCTCGTGGGTAATCAATCTGGATTTATACATACCAGATTGGATTCTTGTTAGATAATCATATGCAGTTTTAATTTCAAAAGTTGTTATTCTACCCAGAGCATCACCAAGATCTCTTTGTGAACCACCACCACCATCTTTAGATGGATCTCTTGAATTGTTATCATATACGAATTGTGCTTTTGGTGCTTGCTCTAAAAATGTTTCAATAGAAACGAAATAGAATCCTCTATTGTTTTCGAAAAATACAAAATTAGCACCACCTGTCTCTTTCGAGATAGCACGTTTTGTTAGAAAATTTAAATTAGTAAATGGTGACCAATAATTGGATACCCATGCGCAGGTGTTTTTAGTCTCTTCAACTGTCAATCGTTTTTCTGATTGTAGTTCTTTCTTAAAGATAACCTTCACATTATCGTCAATATTTCCAGTGTACCCTTTACCAACTTTATTATTAACATCCCTTACTGTTTCGAAAGAAACAAAATGTAGAGTATACTGTATGGCACGATCTGCCGTATATATACGATCAGTCATTTTGTAAATATAAAACTCTTGTTCAAACAGTCCATCATCATCAGATGTTCCTGCTGTTTGGAATGATATCAACAACTTCTCTTCACCAATCATTGGGAGTAAGTTAATTAAATCTTGCGCATCGTTTAGTGTCAAATTACCAGACATCGTTGGGGAATATATGTCTTCAAAAATGTTTATATCAATAACGAAATTGAAAACATCATAGATTTCGCCACGTGCGCTACCAATCTTAACATCTCTAAGATTAAAATCACCAGCAAATTTTAATTGTTCTTCTTGATTCATTAATTAGCCTTCAATGCTTCTCTAAACGATCTCATCACTTCGCCAAGAATGTCAGCTGGAATCATTTTTATTCTTCGTTTACTTTCATTCAAACTTATCTCATAGTCAGAATTGGTCATTGGTGTGGCATCAGCAACACCAAGTGGATTGACATAATCTGACATAACTATGTCGCCATTAGAAGTAACATAGTGTTTAATACTTTCTTTCTCTTGTCCATACTTTGATTCAATATATGCCTCTAAAGTAACTGTTGTCATTGGAAAATCTTCAATATAATCATATCGTTCATTTGTTAACATAATGACCCAATGGTAGTATGGTGATCCATAAAAGTTTTCAGAAATCATTTCTGGAGTTTCGCCATCCTTAATATCGTAATCTTGGTAGTATACAATATTTTTAAAAATATCTGCCTTTACCCTTACGTTTGTAATAATATCAGATATGAGGTATTCCTTTGGTTCTTCACCAAATTGTGAAAAATCTACAACCTCTGTTTGGAAATATTTGAAATATGACATATTAGAATGATGGTAACCTTGCGTTTTCGAAATTATAATCGCCAGAACCTTGTTGTCCATTTGGCGACTGCCCTAAGAATCTCTCTTTAGTCAATGTTTCAAGTTCAAGGAATGACATGTTTACATTTATTTGTGTTGGGAATCCATCAACGTGTGTTGCGAATTGACCATTAGGAGAATAGTTTACTTGCATATCTGTAAGAACGCAAGTAGAAATTTTATTAAGATGTGGATGTTCTTTGTCGCCGAAGTAATAAACAATATCGAACTCTGATGGGAAAAGGTATAGCATCTTGTTTACATTGTTCTGAAACTCTGGATGCATGTAAAATTTAAATGTATTGATAATACGCTTTACGTTGTCTGCTTCTTTTGGTGATCTTGGTGCGAATTGATAGTTCATTGAAAATCTACGGAACTCCATAGATTTAAATAGTTGTTCTTTGCGTGGGTTGGGTACTGCTTTATATAATGCTGATAACATATTTCT